AAAATCACTTTGGTAGGGTTTGGAAAGCTTCAGACTCTAGAGGGAACCAAGTACCTTTTAACGAGTCCGAAAGTCCTATACTTTTTATTAAAGCGCCGGGCAACGGGACAAAGACAGGTGACCACTACAACGACCTTGTTAACTCTGGGTGGATATCAGATATGTCTAAGGTTTTTCAAAAGACTAACGGAAAACCTACTGTAGAGCAGTTATGGACACAGATGTCTAAAAACAAAAAAATAAAACTGTCTAGCGATAGCAATACTTTAGAAAAGGCGAGAAAAAACGGAATATGGCTTACTGGGTCAAAAAAAGGTCGGGCGTACACAGAAGGAGGTATAAACTTCATGGTTAACGTAAAGCCCAACGGTAACGTTATTATGGTTATGTCTGACGAGCATAACTTTGCTGAAAGCATAGCAGAGAAAGGTGATGATTTAGTACGCAAAATGACTAGGGGTAAAAAAGAGACGGGAGCAAATTTAGTGGATCAAATGCAGAGGGCTCTGCCTAACAGACTCGTCGCTGTAACTCCACCTATGCAAGCAAACATATTCAACCTAAGACCTAGACAGTTTCCGGGAATGGGTACAAAAGAGATTAAAAACGCAACTACAGGTAAAGGCGCTGTAAGTAAAAATGACTTAGAAGCGTTTGTAAACGAGGCTCCAAGTAAAGAAGCTGTGGATATAGAAACTAAAGCTAATTTAGGAAGAATGCAGCAAGGTCTTGGGGCGGGTATGCTAATAGGTAACGCTTCAAGGGATAGATAAAAGGAGAAGAAAATGAAAGACCAAACAGTAGAATACATGTCAATGGATCACTACATGAAGTCAGATAAAGAGAAGCAGCGGTCTATCAGGATGGCAGAAATGGGGATGCAAACGTGCGCTACCCCCAGTAAAAGTAACGAAGAGATCCAAGAACGTGAACAAAAGATGCGAGAAGGTTACGGATACTATATGTAGAAAGGGAGCCGAAGCTCCCCTTTAGTTTACTTTATATCTCGCAAGCGCCTCCTACGCAAGCCAGTGTCTGAGCACCTTCTGTTTTATCTTCGTGCTCTACGATGTCCCAGTCTATAACCGTGGGTATGTCCTTCACTAGCTTGTCATAGGTGGCCCTGTCGATCTCCTCGTAGGGTGCCTGTTGATACGTATGCTCAGAGTACGGCAGGAAGCTAATACCAGATACGTCGTCAAAATTATTATATAGCCACTGCCCTACTTCCATGAACTCAGAGTCCTTGTAATAGACGGTGATGCTCGGCTTGTGCTCGCACCAGTGATCCTGATATATCTTCCACAGGCGTAGCTGTTCCATAGCACCCACCTCAGAAGTACACACAGCGCCCTCTGGAGCCTTTTGAACGAAGCTGAATACTTTGGTATTGGGTGACATCACATCGTTCTCTACGGGCACACCAGCGGCTTCTAAGACACCGCACAGAGGGTCATCAGCAGAACCTCTTACTCGTCTTATGTATTGCTTTGCGAAGCGAGGGTGTATTCCCGAAGCAGAATCAACAAGCTGACTGACAGTACCACTGGGCTTAACAGCAGTAACAGCAGTAGAAGGGTTAATCCCAAGCTTTTTAGCCCACTCTTTATTAGTCTGTATAGCCTCATCGCGCATCTCTGTAAGCCATTTTTTAAGCTGCTTCTCATCTTTAGCTCCTGATAAAACTGGGTGATCCATAATCCCTGTGAGAGACACGCCTAATAGAGCTTCCTCTTCAGTGTTTTGTTTCCAGATCTTACGCAAGTAACGGAAGTCTGTTAGTGTTGCTTGGAGCGTTCCCAAGATCGCAGCAACTCGTACTTTCCGCTTGAGATCCTTCAGCGTATCTTCTGGTCTAACAACAACTTCAGACAGATTACAAAACTGATAGGGACGTAAGATAATCTCGCTGCACGGGTTAGTACCGAAGTCCCAGTCTGCATCTCGGCGCCCGTTCTTTGCAGCTTGCTTCTGACTAGCAACACGACTAAACATTCCGCGTTCGCCTGAGAAAGATTCGTACAGGCTCTTCCACTCGTTTAAAAACGCAGCGAAATCAGGCTTCTCTGTGTAACACGCTGAGTTATTTGCTAGCCCCCGCTGCGGGTTGTCTATCCACCACTGTCCTGTCTTAGCTCGTCGGATTCGATCATCGGTAAGGTTACTAAGACTGATGAGTGCGCTTCGTCGTACTCCTCCAACAACGACGACCTGCGCAATCTTACAGCATATATCGTGACATTCGATGGAACTAAGCTTTCGTCCATAAGCTGCGAGAAAGACTTCAACGGTGAATTTGAACAAATCTTCAAGAGGTTCTGGGCCAGACGCTCTGCCGCCAAAGGTTCTGAGCGCGGCACCAGCAGGTCGTACTCCGCTTGTATCCCACTTTGGCACTTGACCCGAATAGAGCATGGCAATAAGCTCTCGGTATGCTTTAGCCCATCCAATTTTACTGTCCGCGACATGTATAACACTTTCGGTTTCATGGAAGTGCTCCGCTATCTCTGGTAATTTAGAAATGTATTGGCGTTCGACGCTGAAGCCAACGCCGGTTCCGCACATAAGCACGTACATCATTTCATCAAACGCTTTGGGGTGGTCTATCGGTAGGTAAGAGCAGTTGAACCCTGCAACGTTATCCCGGTCGAGTGCTGAACCCGCTGTCATTAACGCTCTCATTGAAGGCATGACCTCCAAATTCGTGATGGCCTCATTGACAACAGCTACATCCTCACCCTTCAAAGCTCCACGGTCAATCCAGAACTGCACATATCTATTAACCGTCTCTTCCCATGTCTCCCTCCGCTGCTCTTCTGGTAGGTATCGTGCGTAACGTGATTTTGCTATATATTGTTGATAGGCGTCCATCTATTCTCCTCCTCCTAGTATACTTTCCATGATGCTGTCTTTCCCCATCGAGAGAAGCATGTATGCGCCATCAGGGTAGTTAACAGTTGAGGCCACAGCTAGTGCTTCACCCTCTACAAAAGTCACCACCACAGCCTGTATATCAGCACCCTCTGCCTCTTCCTCTGCGCAGTGAGCAGCTAACAGTTGAAACATCTCAGAGGCTTTGCTCTCGTTATCTGTTGGCTTACCGAAGTTACCTTCAACGACCTTCATTATTTATTCCTCGTTTTTATCATGCAGTCTGCTTGTTCTCCGTATAAGTTTAATCCATAGTATCGCATAGGTCTTCCCCCAGCTTAATTAAAAGCTTTTCCGCGTCTTCGTATGCCCCTGTTTTGAGTTCTCCTTCGATGGCGTCCAACAAAACATGTCTTGCGTATGCCCCTGATTTCTGTTTACTAATGAGATAATTTATATTGTCTAGGCAGATAAATACTGCTCTGAGGGTATCTTCTAGTTTTCGTTTCTTCATAAGTTCTCCTCGATCAGCTTCTCAAGATACCAGCGACATTTACGGAGGTCTTCAACTGGTTTGCCTTTGTATTCGTACCGCCATAAATACTTCATGCAGTTACCTTTGAGATAACCTTTGAACTCTTGCGGGTGCATAGATGCTTTGATTGCTTCTATGGCCTCTATTGAGCCAGTGTTGTAGTGATCCGGTCGTGCGACGGCATCGAACTGTTTTTCTTTTACAGGCTCTTCAATAACTAAATCAGAGGGGTGAACCGTAAAAGCAGATGTTGCGGCGTCCCATTCTTCTGGCGTAGCGTCATCTATTGATCTACCGTATAAAACGTTACGATCACAATTAGTAGTCATCTATCCCCTCCTCTATAAACTCTTGCTCTAACTGTTCGAACCGCTTGATGACTTTATCTTCAAACCTGTCTAGTATCTCTTCTGAAGACAGTTCTAAAAACTCCAATAGATCATCGGGGTCATAGTTTTCCATTAGTTTTTCCTTAAGTTCTTCAAGTGTCAGAGACATAATTGATAAGCTCCTCTAGAGTCTCTATAGTATACCATTTTATGTTGTATTTGTCACACCATTGAGCCATAGTAAGTTTTGTGGTTTTACTCACTTTTTGGTCAGGCTTCATCAGGATAAATACAAGCTCCTCCGTCCACGCGATAGATTTAGCGATTGCTTTATACTTCTGAGTATCTCCTGCCCTGAAGTAACCTTTGCATTCGACGTAGAAGGTTGTTTCTTTTCCGTTAAACACGAAGTCTGGGGTGTACATCCTCGGTATTGTGTATGGTATTGCTGTCGGCTCGTAGTTAAAACCGTGTGGTTGTAGCTCTTGTGCAACGTCATACTCAAATGTACTCCTAAACCCTTTAGGTACTTTCTTCCGTTTAGCCAACGGACACCTCCTTTAAGGGTATCTCCATCACTTTAGGCTCATTGATGACCTCTGTTAAGTACCTTGGGCCGTATGAGTAAGCGAAGGCGCGAACCGAAGGCCAGCAGACCCTTTTGTACGAGCAGTATGAGCACCCTACGGCGAGTTTCTGGTTGCCACTCTTTCCATCTGGAATAGGCTCGTAGCAAACGTCTGGTGGGTCGGGTAGCTCCACTAGCTTTTTTACGTGTTCAATGCGCTCCTCTATGTCGTAGCTGATTAGGTCGTATACCGGCGCTTGAGTATCTTCCGTGTCGTAAAGTAGGTAGGTGAGGTGTCCGTTTTGTTTGTCCATAGCAAGCCAGCCAAACTTTGCGTCTCCTTCAGCGTGAGCGTAGCCCTTAATCTGCCCAACATAACCAAACGGGTCGTCATAAGCGAGCGAGCCATCTTTAAATTTCTTAAACCCAAAAGTTGAAACACTCTTAACGTCAGTAACAACACCGTCAATTTTACAGTCCATAGAACCGGTAATACCTCTGACGTTGACTTTCTTTTGCTCATCTGTTACCTCGTGTCCTGCCGCTTTAGTTAGGAACAGTAGTAGTTCTTCGATCAGGTGACCGTATAAGAATTTAACGTAAGTGTGACCTTCTAGCTCCTCGCCGTGTTCCTCTTTGTTTACAACATTCCAGAGATAGCGGTCGTCACGACCAATATTAGACATGCGAAGTGTACGTCCGTCATTAGACTTCTCACGACCAAACTCCTTTCTCATTAACCCCTTTACGTTTTCACCGAAAGCGTCTATAGCAGCTTCCAGATCAACACCATTGGGTGTCTCTTTTGTTTTAACCAGATTGTATATATCCGGTACTAGGTTGTACACTGATTTACTCATTGGTTGTCCTCTAAGTATTTTATGGCTCTACCGAGCATAGCTGTGTCGTCATCAAACCCTCCTAAAGACCTGTTGCATTTGTGACACAACCAGCCCCTGAAAGCCTCTGTCTCGTGGCAATGGTCTAACACCCAAGATCCGTTTTTTGTGTTTCCTCGCCCTTTGACAGCATCTTCATCCCCTTCACAGATAGGACAGACGTAACCCTCAGACGGCATACCGTGCTTCTTTTTTAGTGCTTCTCTAACCTTACTTAGCTCGTTGTTGCATGATTTACACTCTGGTCTTAAGTAGTTTCCTCCTGAATGTCTCGAAAACCTCTCTAGTGGTAGTATTTCCTTGCACTTGCTACATTCTTTACTGTCACCTCCTAAGTCATAGTGGTCGTCCTCTAGTAGTAATTCTATCTGCTCCATCAGTGGGTCTCCGACCAGTTGTCTCCGATTTTGTATTCTCCGTCAAGGGGGCATCGCAGTCCGAACTGTTGCCCTGCTTGGACAACGCAAGACACCGCGAGCTTGCCGAAATCTTCTGCCTGTTGTTCATCAACCTCTGTTTGAATCTCGTCATGTATATTACCTAAAAACTTATAGTCAAAACCTAACTCGTTAGCTGCATCGTCTAACAAAACTAGAGCCTTCTTCATTACAACAGCACCAGACGCCTGTAGTAGTGTATTCAATGCACTATGTTCGGATCTGACCCAGAGCTTCCTTCCATCGAGTCCGATAAGATGTCCCCTTGAACACGCTCTAGTAACACGGTCTCGTAAATGCTCAAGAGATGGTGTATTTCTAAGAAAACGCTGTTTAAGAGCACGGCCAATTTTTGCAGATCCTCCCACGATGCTTCCGATTTTTGCGTCTCCTGCTCCATAGAGGAAAGCGTAGATGAAAGTTTTTGCCTGAGATCGTTCCGGAAGTCCAGCAGCGGTTTGATTTGTGGTGTGTATGTCTCCGTTAAGGATTTCATTTGTGTATTCCTCGTCTCTCATGTAGTTTGCGAGCATACGAAGCTCTAGACCTGAAGCATCGAAGCCTACTAGCTTCTTGCCTTTAGGTACAATCCAGCAGCTACGGCTCTCTGCTCCGTATACGCCTCTGGCAGTGATCTGAGCCATGTTAGGGCTTTGGTGTGTCATTCGTCCTGTAACTGCCCCACAGGGGTTTACACGCCCGTGAACACGATCTGTCACTGGGTCTGCGTGTTCTAACCACGACTTGACCATAGAGCTTCTCTTTTGCAGCGTAAGGTACTCTAAAACTAAGGCAGCCTCTGGTATGTGCTGTAGTGGCTTTAGCGTACTCTCATCGACCTGCGGCCTACCTGAAGGGGTTACTGCGTTCCACAAAGCACCCTTGCTCAAAAGCCGCTCTGCGACCTGTTGGCGTGATGCTGGGTTAAACACGGTAACCTTGTCTTTCAGTCTTTTGCCTGTTTTCTCACTCCACCGCTCCTCAACAATAGGCGGGAATACAGCCTGTAGTTCGTTCTCTATCTCCTTTTGACGCTGAAGCATCTCAGCCATGAGTTCAGACGCATAACGAAAGTTTAGCAGCCACCCGTTGCGTTCTTGCTCGTTGATTATCCAAGCTACTTTATGCTCTAGGTCGATAGACACATCAGAGAAGCCATCTAAGTCACCCATAAGGTGCTTGTGTACAGCTTCTGTTACATCTACGTCCTGCATACAGTAGTCGATCATCTCACTACTTAGCTGAGACCAATCGTTGTGGTCGCCTTTAGGGAAGCCTAGGGTGTTGCCCCAGTTTCTCAGGGAGTGCCCACCAGATCGACTAGGATCAGCCAAGCGACTAAGAACAAGAGTGTCCAGAACAGTTTCTCTATCAAAAACAACACCCCATAGACGCTCAAGGACAGGTACATCGAAGCCGATGACATTATGTCCAACCCAAGTCGCTTTAGGCATCGAAGTTTTGTACGCAATGAAATCAGTAGCATTACATATCACCGTTGATGTGTCTTTGTACTTACAAACAACGCACCATATAACGCTGGGGTTAAACCCATCGCACTCTAGGTCGAAGTATACGTAGTTACTCAAAACTCATCCTCTTTTGTATCGTAGTTAGGTGCTGGCACTTCTAACATACGTCCTGTTTGTGTTTCGTAACGTAACCAACACGCTGGGCCAGTCTGACCAGTGTAGCGATTCTTTAGGATACGTACACAAGTAGTGTTACGAACGTCTAGATCCTCGTGTTGCTGGTTACGCTCCATACCTATAACTATGTCCGATAGCTGGGCGATGCTCTGGCTACCTCGCAAGTCCTGTAGGCTAATGTTTCCTCCGTCCTCGTGAGCCTTACCGGTTACCCGCCTGAGGTGACTGACTAAGAATAAACCAATGCCCGTCTCTGCCACTAGAGTACGTAACTTTGTCATTATCTCGTCAATAGCCTTACGCTCGTCTCCGTTTTCTTGTCCGCTTACTACGATTGATAGGTGGTCAAGTATAACGTACTTGCAGTCGAGGGCTTTCGCCATGTACCGCACTCGTGACAGTAGGTTGTCCGTTGATGTTGACCCCCAGTGGTCGAATAGATAGTAACGTCCTGTTCCCAGCGTTGCTTCCCAGTATGGTCTAAGCTGATCGACAGGAGTGTCTTCTTCCAAGTGGAGCGGCCTATTTGCTGCCACCGACATGATTCCCAGAGCGGTACGGGGTACGTCTTCTTCAAGTGCAAGTACGCCAATGTTTGCGTCTGTTCGCTGTAAGAGATCGTATTCGAGTTCTCGGATGAACTGGCTTTTTCCCATACCAGAGCCACTTGTAATGGTGACGAGTTCATAGGGCCGATGACCTTTCGTGATGGTGTTAAGGCCCTCCCACGGATAGGGTGTAGACTTAACTGCTCTTTTGTTGACAAGCGCATCCCATGTATCCTCCCCTGCTACAATACCGTCTGGTCGATAGACTTTAGCGTCCCACCACACTTTAGTAAACTCTGTGATCTTGTTACCGACTAGCATTTCACTAGCGTCTTTCATCGGCAGCTTACAGATCTTGAGCTTGTTGGGGCTAAAGATATCCTTTACGTTTTCTACTGCTAAGTTACCGGCTTTGTCGTTATCAAAGCACAGTACGATGTTGTCGTAACCCTCTAGAAACTCTAAGTTAGCCTTTATCTCTTTCTCAGCCGCTGAAGCACCGGCCTTTAAACTCACTACGTCAAACTTCTGGCCGAACATCTCATAAACACTCAGAGCATCTAGTTCGCCCTCGGTTATGGTGATGTACTTACCACGCCCACGACAGATGTTTTGCCCGAACAAACCCGCAGATGCTAAGTCTCCGGTAGCGTAAAAAGCCTTGTTCGGTACGTTACGCACTTTAGAAGCGATTAGTTCGCCTGTTTCTGGATGGTAAAAAGGGTAGAAATGTTTGTCGATGTTACCTTGCTGATCGAATTCTACGGTAACACCAAACGTTTTACAGGTGCTCTCCGAAAGAGAACGCTTGTGTATGGCTGATACAGCTGCACCTATGGTTACTTTGTGACCACCTAAAGGAATCTTAGGGGCATCTTGCGACACCCCCTCGAAACCTCCACCAGAAACGTGGTAGCTGCACGATGGAGTAAAGCAGTGCTTACCTCCGTTGTCGTATACAGCTACGTTGTCTTTGGAGCCACAGTCGGGACACGGTTCCCGTGATATGACTTTGGAGTCAGCCATAGTTTAAAAATCAGCCAGATCAGCGGAGTCAGGTGCGTCAGCTACCTCTATCACCTTTACTGCTTCTAGGTAAGTTGCCACACCGTGTACCGGATGTTCGTTACCTACCTTATACTTGAGTCGTACCTTAGAGTTATAAGGTATCTCACCCGTCCACGGATTACCCTCGCTGTCAAACGCCTTAACATCAAACCGAGACCTAAACTTACGCTGTTTAGCGCCTTGATAGTCCTTGATTTTAATGCCTCGTGACGACATCGTATTAGCGTCATCATCAGACAGCGTTGTAGTAATACTAAACTGCCCAGTGTCCTGACCATCGTAGACATCGTGTTTTGTGATGTTGCTAAAGTTTACTACACCTTCGACTACTTCAAACATAGGTTCGCTTCCCTTTTTTGGTTTACCAGATGACGAATTGCCATCCTTACTACTATTATCGCACGGTTTTATCTTTTTGTCAAGCGTTAAATCCTCTAGATCATCAAACATACTCCTTTTCTCCTAGACTCGCAGAGTATCTGCTTGTGTTAAAATCGTAAACTTAAGTACTACTTAGGTTAACTACAGTAGTATACTCCTTTACTTTACCCTTTAGTTAACTTCTAAAGTTAAACTTAAGTAGTTACTTAAGTATTATATTGTACCATAAAAATTGTTTTCTGTCAACTCCGATTCTAGTGAAATATTACCGCTATCATCGCTGTCCTCTAGCTCCCACTGAGAAGCCACAGAAACACTATAGCAAGTATTGCATAAATCAAAAAAGTCATTATGAGCATCCTTCCGTGTCAGTTCGTTGCCATCTAGTATCGTATTGCAAGCTTTACATCGCATAATTAATCATCCTCTGGTTTTGGTACGGTATCTTCCCAGCTATAAACCACGCCTATATATAAAGCTACTGGTAGCCATAGGGGTGCTGTAGCCACTACAAACAGATAAGAAAGTAATTTATACACTTTTCTACTCCTCAGAATCAAATGTTAGTAACCATTCGCTTTTAATTTCATCATCTGACTTAAAGCGATAGTCGTTGTTTAGGTTAGATCTAGCTATGCTCAGTAACTCAAACAGCGCCAGCATGTGCAAATGGTGATCTACCAGATCGTAGCGCATCTGTTCAGCGTTTGGTGTATATTTGTACGTACTATTCGCCATTGTTGCCCCCTCAGTGTCCGTATGTGCCTCTAGAAGCTCCTGTACGCCCTTCTCAAGGCTTTTGTAGCTCAATTGGTAGTCTAGCATACCTCTAAACTTATCTCGCTCAGATTGCCATTTAGGATCATCCCTGAGTTTATCCCATTCGTGATCCTGTTCGTCGTAATAATCCATATTATTGCTCTCCCTCTAGTTCTAGCATATAGTGCGTTTGCAGTTCTGAATAACAAACATCACATACTAAAACATTAAAATCCTCTGGTCTATACAAATTTTCTGTTAATTGTTCACATAATTCACACGTACTCATTAGTTTTACCTCCCCACTTCATAGGTGAGCCGCTTTCTGCCCATTGATCAGCCTTGTAATTATAGTACACCATATAACCGAGTACAGCGTCCGACCTTTTGCATTCGTCTGGCATACATTGAGGCGGATCAGTGAAAGCATCTTTAGGAATGGCTCTAGGAGGCTCTGAGAGGCTCTGTGAGTGCTTTTGTATCGATAGGTGTACCTTACCATACCTTTTCGTGTATTCGCTCCCTAAGCCTTCTAGGTGCCTGTACAGCCACAAGTAGTTATCTAGTGATTGTCTAGCCCATACTGCCGAAGGATGGTTCTTGTGTGTAGTTTTGTAGGCTATCTGTCCGCCGTCTAGCTCATTGTGAGCCGTAGAAAGCAATTGAGCCGTTTCTAGTATCATCTTGACTACGTGCTTGTCACACTGTAAACGTGCAGCCTCGTGCGGGTCACGATCTAAATAGAATATATTCATTTCATTATGCCCCCATTAGTTAAGTTTGCCTAATTTACCACGTATGGATCGATTGAACCATAAGCGCACCACAGGCTTCATTATATAGGCGTTCTCAATTACCCACGTACCTTGTGAGTGATCGAAGTGTACTATATAGCCCATTCGGGTGATGGTTCTAGCGGCTAGATTTTTCAGTTTGGTTTTTAGTCTACGCAACATTGTTATACCCTCTCTTTTAGTTCGCGCAGTAGCGCCATGTGATCATCAAAAAGCATCTTAGCAGTAAACCCAACAATAAAGCAAGCGAAATATATCATGGTTTAGCCCTCCTCATTTGTCCGTTATTGATACGTTGACCCGCTTCTGTGGCTTGCTTAAACTAATATAAACACTGTAAAGTCCAGCGTGTAGCCCGTGGTAGCATTCGCCCCGTTTGTACGATACAGGGAGCTTGTGTGCAGCCCTTCGGCGTAGGATGAACGAACGACCAAGGATTCTCTTTTGTGTGATGTTTTCCTTCATGCTACGGCCTCCCCTTCGTGGTAAACCACGCCCTTTCGAATGTATACGTTGAATCCCAAAGCCCTCAAACGGCTCAAGGTTGTGCGTGTCGGCCACTGCTCCAGCGTCCTATAGTTAATGGTGAACACTCTATCCCCTGACTTCTGCCGTTCAACGGTCGCTATTGGGTGGCCGTGCAGGTACACGTGAGCCCACGTAGACCAATCACCGGACGCAATAGTCACCTGAGTGTTATCTTTTTTCCAAGGCCGCATATTATCCACGGCCTCGTTCATTTGCTTTTCGACCAGTCTCATTTTTAACCCTCTTTTTTGATGTCTAAAAGTTTGTTGCTCTTACGGTTTACCTTTATTACTAACGTGGCTTGGCTACCTTCTAAAAAGCCGCCTAGCGTATAGTTTACGCCTGAGTCGTTCAACGTGGAAACGGGGATAACAACACTATTGTTCGTCTCTAACTTTAGCTTAAAGTTAGGATTGCCGCAATAGCTGTTAGCTAGACGTTTCACGCTCGTTATGGTGCCTCTGATTTCTTGTGTGTTCATGGTTCAAAACCCTCCTGTGCAATGAATAACCAACGCGTGACTATCCGCGTTAAACGTGACTCCCTGACGTACTAGCTCGGCACATACTGCCGCTAATTCGGTTATGGTGTAACAGTGAATTTCCATGGTGTTATCCCTCTTAGTTTTGGTTTGTGTTGCGCCAGTGTTGGCTTAACAGTGGACACCGTAGCAGATGCCCACCATTAAATCAACCCTAGGCATCTAAAAATGTCAATAGATCGTGGCGTTTTTCCCATTTACTGCGCTCGTTAATTTTACAGCCGTTATCCCAGCGGCTAGCCTCAAAATCCCAGTAAGATCCGCTAATGCAGCGTTGAAGCGCGTAGCCTTTAACAAAGTCACGTACTATCGGCCGCTCGTTAGTTTGGACCATCAGATACTGGCGAACTTCTCCGGCTTCTTCTTTAGTCGTGTATATTTTCACGAGATCACCTCCAAGGTTTTGATTGCTGACTCAATACGCTGTGCTGCGATGCCGTAAGCGTCACGTTTTCCTTCAAAGTACCGCGCTACTGCTGCGTCCTCGAGCGCTTCAAACTGCTGTCCGTTGTCAAAACGGAGCTCATTGAACAAGTTGTGTATAGACTTGAGTGTCTCTAACATTAGCTCTTCATTGGTCATAATGTGTTACCCTCTCTGGTTATGTCTCTCGACTTGATGTAGCCATTATACACCACTAGCTAATGCTTGCAAGAATTATCTTTTGGTACTATGTCACATAAATAATGTTTTACACCTTGTGTTGCCTTGTGTTATTCGCGTGTGCGCGTGTGTATAATAGTGGTTAGACTTGTGTAACTATTCACACTTGCATCTTGTGGTTACTTGTGGTAGGTAGTCTGCCTCATGGTGTGCTTATGGGGTACTACTTAGGCATTCACATGTCTACTTTTTCTTTTGGTATTATTCACGTTGACTTGTGTGTTGACTTGTGTTACCCCCTGTGGATAGCTACCATAGTACACCCGTGATGTCAAGGATCTGCTTTGGTAATAATACCACAAGTATTCCTTGACTTTTGGTGTGGCCTTGTGTTAGACTTGGGTAGCGCCTTGTGTTGCCTTGTGTTAAAACCACGGGGGGAGGGGATTGACTTGTGTTAACTATTGTTGTAGCCCCCTAAGCACAAAAAAGGGTGAAATTACCGGTAAAAAGAACCTAAAGTTAACGTAAGTAACTACTTGTTTTGCCTTGCGTTTTGCAACAGAAGCACCAAGACTACAAAAAAGAAATAAATATCACCCTATGCACTACTTTAGTGCGCCCCTAAGATGCTCGCAGAGGGTCTGCTTTGTATACCTTTCTTTGGTACTTTGTCACAATATGTACTATTGTCTATTGACATTTACTAAAAAGTATGATATAATATAAGGCAGTTACTTAGGTAATAAAGTTTAGACTACAGAGTAGGCTCCTGTAGCTAACGCCTAGTCCAATTTAATCATCCAGATCCCCTTCTTTAGGATCAACTTTAGTAGTAAAACACTTTTAATTTAACAAATAGATATTTACTACAATAGTGACTGATTAGGTCTAACTAAGCAACTAGGGGTGACGGGTGACAACTAAAGACTACATAAGGATTACACATGACCGAAGGTGTATCTGAGGATAACGTGCCTACTAAGCGTTCTAGAGGCCGCCCAAAGAAGTCTGAGATAGCTAAAGCTGGTAAAACAGGTAAGGTAGGTAGACCTAAAGGCACAGCAGCCATCATAAACGACTACAGAGATCGTATGCTGGCTAGTCCTAAGTCTAGGGCTGTGCTAGAGTCTATCTTTAATGCTGCTCTAGATGATGACCACAAGAACCAAGCGGCAGCATGGAAGCTAGTAATGGATAGGGTAGCCCCTGTATCAGCCTTTGAGCAAGAGATAACTAAAGGGGCTGGTAAATCAGCCATACAAATCAACATTACTGGTGTTAATTCCGCTAACATTAGTGGTGGTGACGTTATAGATGGAGACTCCGGTGAAGTACTTCAAGATTGAAGAGTTTGACTGTCAAGAAACCGGAAACAATCGCATGGAGAAGGACTTCTTACGTTTGTTAGATGGCTTACGTGATAACTGTGGGTTCCCGTTTAAGATTACTAGTGGCTATCGTGACCCTACGCACTCTATAGAGGCCGCTAAAGCTATACCGGGTAGACACGCACAGGGAATTGCTGCTGACGTACAAATACTAGACAGTACAAGCCGTTTTAAAATAATAAAAGAAGCGATGAAACTAGGCTTTACAGGAATAGGCGTTGCAGATACGTTTGTGCATTTAGACACAAGAGGTGCTTCTTCAGTTATGTGGTTGTATTAATATGACTGATTTAGACGTACAGTTTACAGACTGGCAGCAGGAGGTGTTCAATGACCCTACACGCTTTAAAGTGGTGGCTGCTGGCCGTCGTTGTGGTAAGTCTTACTTGGCCGCTTGGAGTTTATTAATAAACGCTCTACAAAGTGATGACCCTAGATCGTGGACGTTTTACGTAGCGCCCACACAAGGGCAAGCAAGACAGATTATGTGGCGCACGTTGCTCGAACTAGGGCATAGTGTTATTAAAAAGGCACACATAAATAACCTTGACATCGAGTTAATTAACGGACAAACGATAGGTTTACGTGGCGCTGACCGTCCAGATACTATGCGTGGTGTTTCTCTTAACTACCTAGTGCTAGACGAATACGCTGACATCAAAGCTGAAGTCTGGGAAGAAATTCTAAGGCCAGCTTGTGCAGACAAAGAAGCCCCTGCTATCTTTATAGGCACTCCAAAGGGTCGTAACCATTTCTACGATTTGTACAAGTACTCTGAAATATCCAAAGATGCAGAGTGGAAATCGTGGCACTTTACTAGCTACGACAATCCGTTTCTAAAAGAATCAGAAATAAACGCAGCTAAACGATCCATGTCGTCTTATGCGTTTCGTCAAGAGTTTATGGCGTCATTCGAGTCTAAAGGCTCTGAGATGTTTAAGGAAGAGTGGGTTCAGTTCGGTGAAAAAGACTCTGAAGACGCAGGAGATTACTACATTGCTATTGACCTAGCTGGTTTTGAAGAAGTAGGAAAAGCAAGAAGTAAGAACTCAAGACTAGATGACACGGCAATATCAGTTGTTAAAGTAAGCGACAACGGCCATTGGTTTGTTGATAATATCATATACGGGCGCTGGGATTTAAATGAAACGGCCAACAAAATATTTAAAGCTGTTAAAGATTACAACCCTATTTCTGTTGGTATCGAACGCGGAATTGCTAAACAGGCCGTCACTTCACCCCTCATGGATCTCCAAAGAAGACACAGCAAGTTCTTCCCCATACAAACACTGACTCACGGTAACAAGAAAAAGACTGATAGAATTATGTGGGCATTACAAGGACGTTTTGAAAACGGTATGATAACTTTAAATAAAGGCGAATGGAACGCTAGGTTTTTAGATCAGCTTTACCAGTTTCCAGATGCGTTAACACATGACGATCTTATTGATTCTCTTAGTTACGTAGATCAGCTTGCTCAAGTACCTTATGGTATTGGTGATTGGGACTTTGATGAACCAGAAATCTTAGATATTGTCGCGGGGTATTAAAATGAGGGAACGTGAACAATTATCTAAGCTGTATACAAAACACGCTACGTTGACAGATACCACGTTAACTGAGTTGTTTGAAGTTCCCAGAAATCACTCTGCAATTATCAAATATATTTTTGTTGCTAATCACGAGGTGTCAACGAATACAGTGGATTTGTATTGGGACTTTGATGGAACACCACAACTTTATATATTTGATGATGCCTCTATAGCAGGGGCAAGCAACATTTCATTATCTAATGGCGGTGGCCCTTTGTTTGTTTTACATGAAAGAGAAACGGTAAAAGTTCAAGCAATTTCTGTAGGAGTAGTCGAGGTTGCTGTAACTTTAGAGCTTATAGCTGATCGTGGAAAACTCAGAAATTTTTAGTAGGATATTATAATGGCAGATGAAATTTACAGCCCAGACCCGTTAATGCTGGAAACTACAGTTGAAGATTGGGTCATGCAAAAATGTGAAGACTGGCGCGATGATTACGAAAGTAATTACCAAGACAAGTTCGATGAATACTACCGCTTGTGGCGTGGGATCTGGGCACCAGAAGATGTTGATAGGGCGTCTGAGCGTTCACGTATCATCTCTCCAGCACTACAGCAAGCCGTAGAATCTAACGTAGCTGAGATCGAAGAAGCTACCTTTGGTCGTGGTAAGTGGTTTGATATATCGGATGACGTTAATGATAGAGAAGCGCAAGATGTTCAGTATCTTAGAAATAAACTAACCGAAGACTTTGAAAACACTATGGTTAGAAAGGCTGTTGCTGAGTGCTTAATTAACTCTGCTGTCTTTGGAACGGGCGTTGGTGAAATTGTTTTAGAAGAAATTAAGGAGATGAAGCCAGCTACTCAGCCTGTAATGGATGGTCAGCTACAGGCTATAGGTGTAAACATAACTGATCGGGTAGTTGTTAAGTTACGTCCTATCATGCCTCAGAACTTCTTAATTGATCCTGTAGCTACTTCAGTAGATGATGCTCTAGGTGTTGCTATTGATGAGTTTGTTGGTCGCCATCACATTGAGCAACTTCAAGATCAGGGTATATATAATGAGGGTTATATTGGTAATGCCCCTTCAGATACAGATTTAGAGCCAGATCAAGACTTATCTACCTATCCAGAAGATCAAATTAGATTAACTAAGTATTACGGATTGGTGCCTAAAGATGTCCTAAAAGACGCTATAGATGAGGATATTGAAGAAGAAAATGCTTATGTTGAAGCTATTATTGTTATAGCTAACGGTGGATTCCTGCTAAAAGCAGAGTTAAATCCTTACATGATGAAGGATAGACCCGTTGTTGCTTTCCCTTGGGACGTAGTTCCCTCTATGTTTTGGGGTCGTGGGGTGTGTGAGAAGGGCTATAACAGCCAAAAGGCGCTAGATACAGAGCTTAGAGCGCGTATTGATGCCCTAGCATTAACCATTCACCCGATGATGGCTATTGATGCTACAAGACTTCCAAGGGGATCTAAGCCAGAAGTGCGTCCGGGCAAGATGATCCTTACTAACGGTGATCCTCGTGAGATACTTCAACCTTTTAACTTTGGTCAAGTAAACCAAATTACTTTTGCACAGGCATCGTCCTTGCAACAAATGGTACAACAAGCTACTGGAGCAGTAGATAGCGCAGGATTAGCGGGTCAGGTTAACGGTGAGGCTACTGCTGCGGGTATATCTATGTCTCTTGGTGCGCTTATTAAGCGACAAAAGAGAACATTAATAAACTTTCAACAGTCCTTTTTACTTCCGTTTGTTAAGAAAGCAGCTTATAGGTACATGCAGTTTGATCCTGATAATTACCCAGTAGCGGATTACAAGTTCAACGCTACATCAACACTGGGCATTATAGCTAGAGAGTACGAAGTTACTCAGCTAGTTCAATTACTGCAAACTATGGATAAGCAGTCACCTATGTACCCCATTTTGATTGAAAGCATTGTAGACAACATGAACTTGTCTAATCGTGAAGAGCTTATTGCGACTCTTAAAAAGGCATCAGAGCCTAACCCAGAGGCACAACAAGCCCAGCAGCAGACAATGCAAGCCCAACTAGCACTACAGCAGAGCCAGACAGCGGCATTAACGGGCCAAGCGCAAGAGTCTATGGCTAGAGCTAAGAAGTACGATATGGATACTATGCTTGCGCCACAAGAGCTTGAAATAGATAAGATTGAAGCTATAACAAAGAACTTAAAAGAGGGAGATCAAGATGACAAAGAGTTTGATCGTCGTCTTAAAATAGCTCAAACACTAATTAAACAAGCCGAAGCAGATCAAAAGGGAGTTAAAAATGCTAATGACCCAGAACGAGTTCGACCAGCTAGT